GAAGATGATTTGGAAGACCCAGCAGGTGGTAAAGGTGATGCTTGGATGCATGGTAAATCAGAAGAATCAATTACTATTAATGGTAAACAATATAAAAGAATTTCCGAATCAGTAGAACCTACAGTATTTGATCCATTTAAAGAAGCAAAAAAACAACTTGGTGGTTTATATACTAGAATGAAAGGTAAATAGAGGTTATAATTGATAGAAGTTAAAGTTAAAAAGAATAACGTTGAAAGAGCTTTAAGAGAATTTAAGAGAAAGGTTAAAGACTCAAAATTAATGCTAGAATTATCTGAGAATAGTTATTATACCAAGCCATCTGTTAAAAAAAGGCGGCAAAAGCTAAGATCTAAGCTCAGAATGAGGCAAAATACAGAAAAAATCAATAATTCTCGCTAATTTTAGACCTTTTTGTAAAAAAAGTTTATATTTATATAAAAACAAATACACTATTGGGAAAACCTTCCCATCATATAGTGTACCAATGAATATGTCGTATAATAGTTCCCAATAACTATTTTAAATCCAAAATAATATTAAATTTAGATAATTTTTATCTAAATGAAATAGGAGAAAAGTAATGGATGATCTTTTAAAAGAAGCCATTGCAGATGCAAAAGCAGTTCGTGAAACAGCTCTTGAAAACGCCAAAGTCGCTTTAGAAGAAGCTTTTACACCTCGCTTGAAATCTATGCTTTCTAAGAAAATTCAATCTGAGATTGAAGAAGAAGGTACTGAAGATGAAGTAACTGAAGATGCTGTATCTGATGAAGATGCAGACTCAGTTGATGAATCTGAAAAATCTGATGAAATAGAAGAAGTAGAAGTTCAAGATGAAGGTATGTATGAAGATGAAGAAGAAGAAGAAGCTGGCGAAGAAGAAGAAGAAGCTCCTGAAGAAGAAGCTCCTGAAGCTGAAGAAGGTCTGGAAGTTGATGAATCTGAAATCATAGAAATTGATGGTGTAAAATATGCACCAGTTGTTTCTGAAGAAGATGATGAAGAAGAAGAAGCTCCTGAAGAAGAAGCTCCTGAAGATGAAGAAGATGATGAAGATATGGGTGAGGATCTTGATCTAGAAGCCGTTCTGAGAGAATTAGAATCAGAATTGGAAGAAGATGAAGATGCTGATTTTACTGAAGAATCTGATGAATCTGTTGAAGAAGCTGAAGAAGTTGATGAGGATAAAGATGAAGTCGATGAAGAAGTTGATAAATCTTCTGGTATCGGTAAATCTGATAATCACAAAGGCGAATCTGATGAATCTTCTAAAATAGGCGTTCCTGGAAAAGCAAAACATGAATCAGTTGAAGAAACTGAAGAAGTGATTGCTGAATCTGATGAATCACCTGTTTCTGAATCTGAAGAAGAAGAAATTGATTTAGAAGAAGTATTAAGAGCACTTCAAGAAGAAGATGAAGTAGATACTACCTCTGAAGATATGGAAAATCTTCAAACAGAACTCGACGAGCATCGCGATGTCGTAAAATATCTTCGTTCTAAGTTGAACGAAGTCAACTTACTTAATGCAAAACTTTTGTTCACTAATAAACTATTCAGGTCGTATGGTTTATCTAATGATCAGAAAATGAAAGTAGTTGAAACATTTGATAGAGCAAAGAACCTTAGAGAAGTCAAACTTGTTTACGCAACGATGGCAGAATCTTTTGTTAATGGCTCTACCAGAGAAGAAATTGTTAAAGAATCCAAAAAGGGGTCAGCTTCAAAACCAGTTGCTAGCACGAAATCTGATAAACAGGAACAAGAAATTATTACTGAATCAGATGAAATGAAGCAACGTTTTCAGAAGTTGGCTAATATCCTTTAAACCTGGAGAATTATTATGTCAAGTAAGGCAATAGCAGAAATTATGGATGGCTATAACCCGCATATTGAGCGTCGGAATGAAACGAAGAAGCTCATAGAAAAGTGGGAAGCTACTGGTCTGTTAGAAGGTCTCGGAGACGAAAATAAAGTTCATACAATGGCACAGTTGCTTGAAAATCAAGCACGTCAGCTTATTGATGAATCTTCAAGAGTTGGTGGACCAGGTACGGAAGAATGGAGTGGAGTTGCACTTCCTCTAGTTAGACGTATCTTTGGTGAATTGGCAGCACAGGAATTTGTTTCTGTACAGCCTATGAACCTTCCATCAGGTCTGATTTTCTATCTAGACTTTAAATACGGTACAGCCAATCAAGGCTTTAGCGTAGGTGAAGATGTTTATGGTAACACATCAGCATCTGGCGATGCAAGTGGTGGTCTTTATGGTGCAGGTAAGTTCGCTTACTCAACCAAGCAACAGGAAACTGGCGCACAGACGATTCACGCATCAAGTGTTGCAAGCGGAACTTATACAACTGGTTCTGTTGCAGCAAGAGATATTGACTATGAACCTGATTTAACTATCGGAACAGCGGGCGATGATAACGCACTTAATAAAGTGACAGTATCTACCGCAGGTATGACACGTCCTGATAAAGAAGCAGTTCGTTCAATGGTGGTATCTGGTTCAGGATTTGATGAGTATTTCCCTGCATATACAAAACTATCTGGTTCTTCTGACACTGAAGTAGTCTTCATTGTTAGACAAGCAGCAGCTGGCACATTAGGGCCGCTAACAGTTAAGTATAGTGCACAACCTACCGATTCAACTCGTGGTGACTTTGAAGTTAGCACAAGTGAAGATTGGGCAGGCGATACGGGAGATATCGGAATTCCAGAAATTGATATTCAGTTAAGACAAGTTAGCATTGTTGCTAAAACTCGTAAACTGAAAGCAGTATGGACTCCTGAGCTAGCTCAAGACCTTAACGCTTATCATAGTGTTGATGCAGAAGCAGAGCTTACAGCAATGTTAAGTGAGTACGTTTCGATGGAAATCGATTTGGAAATCATAGACATGCTTAGAGCAAACGCAGATGCTAAGACCGAATATTGGTCAGCAAGAGTTGGATATGAACGTCCAACTGGAGGCGGAGCTTTCGCACAGTCAAGTGGTGAATCTAATGCTTATACAAAGGGTGAATGGTTCCAGACTCTTGGAAACAAAGTCCAAAGTGTAAGTAACGCAATTCATCAGAAAACTCTACGTGGTGGTGCTAACTGGATGGTGGTTTCACCTGAAACAGCAACAATCATAGAGAGTATTCCTGGATACGCAGCAGACACTGATGGTAATGCATCTAATAGCTCATTTGCAATGGGTGTTCAAAAGGTCGGTATGTTAAATAGTCGCTATACAGTTTATAAGAATCCTTATATGTTAGAAAACGTAATCCTTATTGGATTCCGTGGGTCTAACTTCTTAGAAACTGGTGCGGTTTATGCTCCATACGTTCCTTTGATCATGACACCTCTTGTTTATGATCCAGCTAACTTTACACCTCGTAAGGGTGTTATGACACGTTATGCTAAGAAAATGGTCCGTCCAGAATTTTATGGACAGGTCGTTGTAGCAGACGTAAACTATGTATAATAGTTTAGTCAGTTAGTCGTCCGAGATTTTTAATCTCAAATAAAATAAGCCCTCATTTATTGGGGGCTTTTTTTATGCCTATTTATAGAGGGTTTTATATTTATAGATGAAGAAATATATTTATTTTAGGAGATTATAATGCCACAAACAGCAATATGGCCAGGAAGTAGTTCATTTGCTACAGGACAAACTCCATTTGGAATTTATGATAGTGATACTCAATTTTCTGGATCTGGAATTAATTCTGTAGATAGATTTTCAGATTGGTGTGCTAAAAGATTGGGATATCCAATTATGGATGTAGAGATGCAATCCGGCTCGTTTTATGCGGTTTATGAGGAAGCGGTCACAGAATATTCAGCACAAGTAAATCAATTTAATATTAAAGATAATTTATTTAATTTAACAGGTCAATCCACTGGGTCAAATTTGACACATAGAAATATTACGCCTACACTTGGTAGAACTGTTAAATTATCTGGTAGATATGGGACAGAAGCTTCTACTCCAGTTGGTGGGAATGTAGAATTAAAAAGTGGTAGTATAGATACAGTTAGTGGTTCACAAACATATGATTTAAATGCATTATGGGCAAATGTATCAGAAAGTGGGAAAGCTATAGAAATTAGAAGACTATATCATGGACCAACTCCTGCAATTCAAAGATATTTTGACCCATATGCAACTACTGGATATGGAACTCATAAAATGATAGAAGGATTTGGATTTGGTGGAATGTCTCCAGCGGTAACTTTTACATTAATGCCTATATTTGAAGATATGTTAAGATTACAGGCTATTGAATTGAATGATCAAATTAGAAAATCAGCATATTCATTTCATTTGGTGAACAATAAAGTGAGAATATTTCCAGATCCAGGGACTAATTTTAAAATATGGTTTGAATATTATTTAGTAAGTGATAAAGAGGATTCAACAAGCGCTGATTATGGTGGGTCATCATTGGCTTCAATATCAGATTTTTCTAATGTTCCATATAATAATATGGTATATAGTCAAATTAATGATACTGGGAAGCAGTGGATTCGTAAATATGGATTGGCTTTAGCTAAAGAACTATTGGGAACAATCAGAGGTAAATATACTAGTATTCCAATTCCTAATTCAGAAACTACTTTGGATGGAGATGCATTACGAAGTGAAGCTCAAACTGAAAAGGAAATTTTAGTTACCCAGTTACGTGAAATGTTAGAGGAAACAACTCGTAGGTCATTGATGGAAAGAGATAAAGATGAATCTGATATGTTACTAGAAAAGTTGCAAAAAGTACCTTTGCCAATTTATGTAAAATAGGATTAAAATATGCCAAGTCGTTTTTTAAGTCAAACAGATAGAAATTTTTTTACTTCTATAAATCGCGAATTGGTTGGTAATTTAAAAAATGAAAAAGATGGAATTATCAATCAAACTTGTGTATTATATAGAATATCAGCTGCAGATACTATGACAAATCTGTATGGGGAATCGTCTGCTGGTAAAACATATTTAAAGGGAGTTAAATTACCCTGTTTGATACAAGCTGACGATTTTGATTTTAATACAGAAGAATTTGGAGTTGATTTAAGACAAACTGCTCAATTTTGGTTTGAAAGAGAATATCTCACAGAATTGAGTTTAGTTATTGAACCAGGTGATATCTTCGATTGGAATTATGCACATTTTGAAGTCGGAACTATGAATGAAAATCAATTAGTTGGTGGACAAGTTGATAGTAATTGGTCTGTAGTATGTAATTCATTCTTAATAAGACGATCTAATTTACAAATTGAAAGGCAAAGAGGTAATTAGTGGCTAGATCAAAACCTATACCAAGAACTATTAGACAAAGATTTACTACTCCACCAATGAATCGTGGATTGGCCAGAAAGCGTGGTGATAATGTAAAGAATGTAGAAGTTACATTGATGGATCATGATGCGGCTATTATGTATTATTTTACTAATGTGATACAACCTACAATTATGGAAGCTGGTGAAGTTGTAAAGGTACCAGTTTTATATGCAAATCCTGAAAGATGGCAATCTATTCGTAAAACAGGTCATTTGAGAGATAAAAAAAGACAATTAATTACACCTTTGATTGTTTTTAGAAGGTCGTCTATACAAAAAGATGAAACTTTACCTGTAGATAAGTTAGATGCTAATGACCCAAAATTATTTTATACTTTTGAAAGAAAATATACAAATAAGAATAGATATGATAAGTTTAATGTTCAAAAAGGATTAACAAAATCAAAAGAATATTATACTGTGGCAATGCCAGATTATATGACAATGACATATGAATGTATAATTTGGACACCGTTTATTGAACAAATGAATGCTATAGTTGAAAAAATAAATTATTCAGATGGTGCATATTGGGGAGAACCAGGAAAATTTAAATTTAAAGTAAATATAGATAGTTTTGAAAACAATACAGAGATGGCGGATAATGAGCGTCTTATTAAAACTACATTTTCTTTTAGTTTTAGGGGATATTTGGTTCCAGAATCATTTAATGATTATGTTACTACTACAAAATATTTTAGTCCATCAAGAATAGATATTATGGATGAAACAGATGGAAGTTTTTCAACAATGTATAGACCAGATACTAAAACTGAAACAGTTAGGATTTTAGGAACAACATTGGGGTCGAGTTTACCAAGTGGATTGGCGGGCGCAACAGATTTTATTAGAGGAGTGTCACCTTCATCAGGTCAAGAAATACAAGATTTACAATTTACTAATATCTATGGTGGAGATACTAGATATATAATGAGATATGGTGGAGAGCCTACTAGTTCAGCAGATATTAAAGCGGTTTTGACTCTTGGATATGTAAGTGCTTCTTTTTTGGAACAATTTACATATATGTCTGGGTCACAATCTTCTTCATTGGATACTGTGCCTACACCAGATAGACAAAATTATACTATATCGATACCTTCAGGACATAAAATAAGAAATGGGTCTGTTTCAGTTGGAATAAATGGTCAAATTTTAACTAGTCCAGCTAATCAAGAGGATACGACAAGTTCCAAAGATTTTTTTATGTCTTCATCAAGTGCTGGATTTATTAGTATTAATAAAAAACATAGCAGCTCAAATACAGTACAGGGTATTGATTTAGATGTAAATGATAATATTACAATAAATTATAGTTTGATAATAATATGATAACACAATTAGAAGGATATAAGGGAAATTTAAGGAAATTTGTTTCAGCGGTAAGCGAATCAATATTTAATGCTGATAAACTTCAATTTACTGATGAATCAGGTTCAAATTTACCGTATAGAATGAATAATTTAGACGGAGCTCCAACGATTAAATATGATATTATGTCTATGGGATCGATGCGAGATTTTAGTAGGGAAAGAGTAAGGGAATTAGGATTTACTGATATATCTACATCTACTTCAGATTATCAGGAGTTTGATTTAAGTGTATTTCATTCTGTTTCGAAACATCAACCTAGACCTGCTTCTTTCAAGTTTTCAGTTAATCAAATTCAACAAATTAATAGACCGCCATGGACAGCTGCAACAGGTACAGACTTTTATTTTGCTGATAATTATAAAAAAGTAAGGCTTAGAAAATTAACCCACGATAGTGGAAAAGTTAAGGGTATAACTTTAAAAAGTGGTGATCAAATTATTTTTAGATATAAAATACAACCAATAGATTTGGATTAAATTATGGCACTAATTGATTTAACAAGACAAGCACAAGCTTCAACAACCGCAAAACAAGTTTTGAGAGTTTCCAATGCTTTAAACCCAGCTACGGGATTATATGATGTTATTTGGGATGACTTTACTCAAGATGATTTAGGAACTGGTTCTCTAGATGCGGGCTCTACTGGAATTATACAAGCTAGAGATATGTACCTGTATGATGAAGCTACAGGTGGAAATCTATATACTACTGGAAGTTATGGTAGCAAGTTAGTAGCACAATTGAATCCAGCAGGATATATGACTGGATCATTGAGAATTTATGGTGATTTAATTGTAGAGGGTAGTCAAAGTGTAGCAAATGTTGCTACAATGCAAGTAGAAGATCCAATTATAGATTTAAATTTTACCGGTTCCACTGCGTTAAGTTCTGCAGACGCTGGATTGAGAGTTGGTAGAAGTGGTGGAACAAATGCACAATTAATATTTGATCATTCTGAAACAAGATGGGCATTAGATAACGCTACTGGAGCAAATATTAATATAGTTGGTGCTACTACTACCGATACCCTAACAAACAAAACAATTACTTCACTTGCATCTTCAACTATGGGAAGTAACGCCGATTTAACATTTAGTGGTGGGGGAGAAGTATTAGGTTTACCAGCAACTGCAAGTTTAAATACATCAGCTACTTCAAAACTTTATGTAGACCATAGAAATGAATTTTTAAGAAAATCTTATGTAAAGAAAGCTGCGTCTTTTAGTGGAGCTGTAAGTTTAAATGATATATCTGGATATGAGACAGCTAGTTTTACTGCTACGATGGCATCTGCTCCAAGCGGATTAACATCAGTAGGTGAAAATGATTTTGTATTTTTCTTAAATGGTCAATATATGGAACATGATGCATTAGAAGTACAACAAAATGGTAGTAATTTTCTTTTAAAGGTTAATACTTCTTCAATAGGTTATGTATTAGAGGGAGATGACGAGATTATCGCTCACGGAAAATTTGATTCTTAATAAATTAATTCTATCTTCCACTTTTCTTTTACTACTTTTAGATATTTATAATTGATATGAGAAAACGATATTGGCCAGATAGAAAAAATAGAAAGTGTCCCGATTGTAATAGGATGATTACCTACACAAGAAAAGACACTTTTGATAGAGCAGTAGGTAACAATTCTGTATGCAAATCCTGCGCTCAAATGGACAGAAAAGTTTCAATGGATACTATAGAGAAATTGAAACAACCTAAGACTAATACTCATAAAAAACGTATTTCTAAAAGTATGAAAATTTATTGGGAAAATTTAAAACGAGAAGAGAATGGCACTTATACACAGCCGACAATTAAATCCTAAACTTACAGGTTCTTTTACCTTATCAGGTTCGATAGTTGCTACTGGAGGAGTAGGAACTATTAGTGCGTCTAAATTTGCTGGAGATGGAAGTTCTATAACTAATATTCCATCTACTGGTATTGATGGTGAATTAGGAATTTTTGTCAGAACTGGATCGGCGTATTCTACTACAAATAATGTACAATTAACAGGTTCATTAAAAGCTAATACGGTAGCATCAGCATCAACTGCAATTTATACAAATAATCTTACAAATGGATTTCCAACTTCTAATGCATGGGGTACAAGTTTAGAAGGTAGTTATTTTAACAATTTTGATAATACTACTCATGTGAGTGAAATTTTAAGATTTATGTCAGGAGTATTAAGTTCATCATTAGATGTAGCAGATGCGGCACCTAATACTAAAACATTTGCAAGTGTAGATACAAATGAAAATAGTTTGGGCAGTACAGATTCAATTGGTGGATATGTACCTACAAATTATACTTCATTAAGTAACGCAACATTAAATTATTTAGTATCAAGAGATTGGGCTAGTGTAGGTTCAACAATTTTTAGTGGTATTTCAGTATATCATGATAATGGGCCAAGTTATTATATAGATTTTGATTCAAATTCTGGTGGGTCCACTGCAGTTAGTTCTTCTAATGATACAGAATTATTTGGATTGGGTGGATTATCAAGTGGAGCGGCTGCTAATTTTAAACTTAGGGCACATGCTACACACTCATTTAGTGATTCTGGTAGTATAGCAGCACCAGATGAAAGTTCTAATACTTATACTACACAATCAAGGTTAGATTTAACATTAAGTTCATTTGGAACATCAAATGGATTAAATATAACTAAGTTGGTAACAACACAACCAGCAGTTATACCATCAGCATATCAAGATGGTAAGTTTGCAGATGTAGGTGGGACTTTGTTAAGTGGTTCATTGACAAGAAAATATCATGCTTCTAATGCTGATTGGACTTCTGTATCTGCGAGTGGATATTATAGATTTCATGATTTGGTAGTTGGAATAGCAAGTGGGTCAAGTACAACGTATCAAGAAGTTAATGGAACTACAAAAAATAATTTTTGGGCTCCGATTGATCAAATAGATAGTGATATTGGAACTAATACTTTAGCAGATGTGGGTACTGCACAGAAAGCATTAACTGCTACATCAAGAAGTTTAAGTGGTGCTCCTTATTTATTAGATTCTACATTTGAAGTATCTACAAAGATTACAGGATTGTTTAATCCAATGTATGCCGCATCAACTACATTAGTAGATATGGTAGCAGCTTCAGTCGGCGCAGGTACTGTTACAATAACAGGAGATACAATTTCTACAAGTGGTGGAACGATACAAACTACTGGCAAAGTTTTTCAAAGTGATGGAAGTACGGGAGTGAATAGTGGAGTTCCAAGATATAATGATATTGCTATAATTACTGCTTCAGTTAGTTTTGATAGTGGAAATAATGAAAATATCCAACAAACAGGACTAGGGGATTCATCTTTTACAGTAGCTACAAAAGCAAGAAATAGAGATAGTACACAATCTACATTAGATACTCAAACTATAAAATATCATCTAGCAGGTAATTTTGGACAAGCTGCATCAAGTGGTAGTTTAGGAATATATGGTAGAGCGCAGGGATATGATTCAAATACCTTACAAGATTTGACTGAAACATTTACAGGTGAAGATTTTAGAATAGTAATAGCAGACAATGTAACTTCATTTAATGGAGCATATATTACAACAAATAGTTTTCAAACTAACGATGCGGGGAATAGTGTATTAGGTAATTATGATTTACAAGTAAAACCAGGATATTTGGTAGAGCCTGGTGGAACTTATAGATATTGGTTTGCTGAGGATTTTGGTAGTGGAGCATACAAATATTATATCAGAAGATTTCAAACACCTGGTAGTACATATTCAAGTATGACTCTTGACGTAGGTAAGACACTGGTTAATTGGGCAGCAACTACTGCAGATAGTGTAGCGGCGGCAATATTATTTGAAAGTGCAGCAAGTGGTAGTGGTAATAATAGTGAATTAAGTGTGTGTAGAATATATGATCCAACAAAATTAACAAGTAACTTAATTGAAGCCGATATGGCAGCAGATAATTTTAAAAATCCATTCACTACTGCAATTAGTTTGTATGGAAATAGTGGTGGAAGTTTGAGTAGCACTGAATATACAATACCAATAAGAAATGCAGACGGAATGTATTTAGATGCGAGTGATAATGAACTTTATGTGATAGTTAGATATAAGGGAGATCCGTCTCCAGTAACTTCAATAACATTGAGTTATAGTTAGGAATAGGAAATGGCAACTTTAGATTCAGGATCGAAATCAAGTAGATTATTAGCGTCGAGAAGATATACTCACGATACTCTTACCGCCGCACAAGAAGCATTTACAAATGTACTTGATTTACAATCATCTGAGATTTATACTGAAGCAGGATACATACCATCTTCGGGATTACCTTATAGTGGAAGTGCTGATATTAATTCAACATATACTTCAGGTAGTAAATCTATAATGAAGTATTGGTATAGACAAAAATTAACAAAATCAAATACTAATAATGAGGTTTGGTTTTTCTTAAATCCAACGGGTAGCGATAGTGGAATTGGTGCACAGTTAATTAGTGATGACCAAGAGGTGAATTTTATATCACCTAAATATTCAACTTCGGCGTTAGCAACTTCCACAACCGAAGATACCACACCAGGATATTTAGCAGCTTTATATAAATCTTCGGCAGTTAGTCATAGTTTACAGACTGGCTCATTAGATAGTGATGATATAGTTTCAACTAATGACTATCAATTTGATTATAAAACTGGAGTATTACAGTTTATGAATTCTTCAGTAGATCCAACTAATAGTGATTATCTTTATATGACTGTTTATCAATATGTGGGTAAAACTTTAGCAACAGGACTTGAAATACAGGGTGATATAGAAGCAACTGGAAACATAACAGCTCAACAATATATTATATCTTCATCAGTAACAAATATAACTACTCAAGCTATAAGTGGTTCAACTATGTTTGGTAATACAACTGATGATACTCATAAAATGACAGGATCATTATACATTAAAGGTGGATTGACAGTAGAAAATTTAGGAACTCTGACCAATAGAGATGATTCTGGTACATTAGATTTGGGTGATGCGTTTAATTAGGAGTAATTGATGGCAAGAAAAAAACCTACACCTAAAATACAAAAGAAAGATATTAATAGAGGTAGGGAAACAAAAAGAGATGATAGTGTAAAAAATGTTTCTGTAGAAATTATGGATATGGATTCTGCTATTATGTATTATTTTAATGAGGTAATACAACCAATAGTAGAGGAAGCTGGAGAACAAGTTAAAGTACCAGTTTTATACGCTAATCCAGAAAGATGGGTTTCTATTAGAAAGACAGGATATTTACGTGATAGAAAAAGACAATTAATTACACCATTGATTGTATTTCAACGAACGGGAATGGAAAAAAATACAAGTATTCCAGTAGATAAATTGGATGCTAATGATCCTAAATTACATTATACATTTGGAAAGAAATGGAGTAATAAGAATAGATATGATAAGTTCACTGTACAACAAAATTTAATACCTCAGAACGAATTTTATAATGTAGCAGTTCCAGATTATATGGTATTAAATTACGATTTTATTATTTGGACTGCTTATATGGATCAAATGAATAAACTTATAGAAAAAATAAATTTTAGTGCGGGGTCATATTGGGGGGAACCTGGTAAAATGAAATTTAGAACTATTATAGAGACTTTTACAGATGCGACAGAAGTGGCAGATAATGAACGAACAGTAAAAACTGAATTCAGTATAATTTTAAATGGATATTTATTACCTAAGTCTTATAATGATTTAATTACAACACAAAAATATCTTAGTCCAAAAAGAGTGATAATGAAAGAAGAATTAATGTAAATGAAACCACTAAAATTTATTACTAAAGATATTTATAGTAGAAGAAAAGTACTTTCTAGGAGAAATATTTAATGGCACAGATCATTAAACATCGAAGAGGAACACTAGCAAATTTAAGCGGTGTGAATCTAAATAATGGTGAAATTGGTGTAGTTACTAGTTCAGTAGCTAATATTGGTGACGCAGCATTAAAATCTGCATTAGTAGTAGGACATACTGATGGAACTAATAGATTGCCTGTTTCTAGGTTATCTTATGGTACAGCTGTACCAAATTTAGGTGGAATTACTGGTGGAGCAAATTTTAATGATTTGATTCACTATGATTCAGACAATTATAAACTTTATAGATTAAATTCCGGTGGAAATACAGATTTAGATTTAACTGGGGCTATAGCTGGTAGAGCTATTACAGGATCTTTAGAGATTACTGGAAATCTTACAGTTGGTGGAAATCTAACACTTGGAGATGCGGCTACAGATTCAATATCTTTTTCTGCAGATGTAACCTCAGATATTATACCAAATGCTAGTGATACATACGATTTAGGTAGTGATAGTCAAAGGTGGGATACATTATATTTAAGTGGTTCTATATCAGCAAGTGGTGGTCCGCATATTATTGAGAGTACTACTACAAATATATTTAATAGTACTACTACAACTGCAATTACTGCTACTACAACTTTAAGTGCAAAAGGTAATACAGGAGCATCATTTGGTGATGATACAGGAACTTGGGAATTTTCTGGCACTGGAGGATTATCTGAAACAGGAATGACAACAATTTCAATGACACCATCTAGTACAGTAGATGTAGATGCTGGTGGTGCAGTTACAATAGATTCTTCAGCAGCAGCAATTAGTATTGGTGGTGATTCAGTTGGACAAAAGATTACTGTAGGTGGAGATACTGGTACTAGAACTGAAGTAGAATTAAATGCAATTTTAGTAGATATTAATGCTGGAGCTAGTGGAGTTACGATTGATGCTGGAGCAGCGTCTAGTTTTACAACTTCTGCAGGAGCATTAACATTAGAAGGTTTAGCTGGGGTAGATTTAAAAGAAAATGGTACTTCAGTTATTACTATTGATACTGCGCGAGATACTTTGTTTGCATCAACTGGGGGATCAACAGGAGACCCAGATGTAGAATTTGATGGTTATGTTAGACATGATGGACAAGTAGAAGTAGCCAATACAACAACTTCAACAACAACTAGTACAGGTGCTTTGGTTGTTGATGGTGGTGTAGGTATAGTTGAAAATTTAAATGTCGGAGGAAACGCCGCAATCACAGGTAATTTAACGGTCTCAGGAACTACGACCACAGTAGATTCTACCGTAGTAAATATTGGGGACAATATCCTCATATTAAACGCAGCTGGTGGAGCGGTAGATAGTGGTATACAAGTTATAGACGCAGTAAGTACAGCACATACAGGATCATTATTATGGAATGCAACCAATGATTATTGGTATAGTGGAATTAGTGGTTCAACACATTATAGACACCCAGTACAAGCCGGACTTTCAGATTTAACAGAAAATAGACCAGTAATTGTGGATGGTAGTGGTAGATTAGAATCTTCAGCAAATATTACAGATGATGGTTCGACAGTAAATATGGGTGTATCTACTCATGTAACTGGTTCAGTTTTTGTTAGTACTGGAGCAAGTGTAGCATCTGGTAGTTCAGTAGCTTTCCAGGTTCCTTCAAGTACTCAAGTGGGATATATGTCATCTGCTGATACAACCGCTGTTACTGCTGGGTTAGTTGGATATAACGCGAGTAATGGAAATTTAACGGTTAGTTCTGTCATTGATGGAGGGTCATTCTAATGGCTAACTGGAAAAAAGTCATAGTATCTGGAAGTCAAGCTAAAATATCTTCTTTGTATGTTGAACAAGGAGCTACTAAAGTAGCATCAAGTGGAAGTTTATTTGTGTTTGCTAACAACTCTGATAAAGAGTTTGGATATTTATCCTCGAGTACTGCTGAAACAGAAACAACTGGTATACCAGGATATGATACAAGTGGAAATTTAATTGTAAGTACTTTAATTGATGGAGGATCATATTAATGGCACAGGTAATAAAACTAAAAAGAAGCTCTTCTACAGGAGCAGTTCCTACTACTGGTAATTTAGTATTAGGGGAACTTGCTATGAATACCTATGAAGGTAAGATTTTTTTTGAAAAAAATGATGGATCTGCTTCAATACAAACAATATTAACAACAGACTCAAAAACTACAGGATCGATAGAATTAACAGGCGATGTTACCGCATCAAAATTTAGTGGTGATGGGTCAGCATTAACAAACGTGTCAGATCCAAATTCTGTAGTGTTTGGAATAGTTTTTGGATAATAGGAGATTATAGATGGCTAATACATTTAAAAATGCAGCAACAGGATCAAGTACAACATTACAAGCGATGTATACTTGTCCATCAGCGACAACTGCGGTAGTACATGCAATTTATTTAAGTAATATTGATGGTACTAATGCAGCTACTATAAATTTAAGTGTTAGTGGTAGTGCTACGTTTGAAGGCAGGACATATTTGTTAAAAACTGTAAATATACCTGCAGATTCTACAGTAATAATTGAAAAACCAATCAATTTGGGTGCAGGGGATAAATTAGAAACTGAAGCTTCCGCAAACGGAGATATTGATGCGTTTGCAAGCGTTTTGGAGATAACATAATATGGCTGGTACGTTAAAATATATTGGTCAAGAACGATTTGATAGTAAAGTCACCGTCACTGATGGTGGCGCAGAAATAACAGGATCGATTGATGTAGATGGTATTATAAAAGAGAGATTAAATTCCCTTATACCAACAATATTAGAAGGTCTTGTAGTACATTCAGATTCTTATAACGTTCTAGGGTCAAATGCTTTAACTACTCAAGATGGTGAAGCAATTATATTTGATGCAGATTCATCTGACCATTCAATGTTTCCAGTAAGTGGTTCAGCTTTAAAAATTACAGGTGATGCGACGATTGACGGAAATTTATCTGCTACATTAACATTACAAGATACTGTACCAACAACCGATGATACATATGATTTGGGTAGTAGTACAAAAGAATGGAAAGATTTATATGTGGATGGAACTGCAAACATAGATACACTAGCAGTTACAGACGCATTTACATATGGAAGTACAACCTGGACTGAGACATCAGGAGTAAATGAACTTACAGGGTCGAGTTGGTCTTTTAAAGCAACTTCTGGCTCAGGTGATTTATTTTCTATAACTAATACTGATGATGATATTGTGTTTAGGGTACAAGATTCAGTAGTTATTATGGCAGCGAGAGATACAACTCCAACACCAGTCTCAGGTGGACTGTTTTATTCAGGATCAGACCAATGGTTCCTTGGATATAAGACTTTTGGGAGTGCAAGTTAGATGTTAGTAAAAGAAAAGTGGAATCGAGGAAAAGAATATTTAAAAAGATTATATTTATTAATGAACAGTAAACTGTAAAGTTTATACAGGAGAAATTAAATGGCAACATGGAGAAAAGTACTAGTATCAGGAAGCGCAGCAGTATTATCATCTGTAACTAGTGATGCCGCAATAACCGCAGGAACCAGTTTTGTAATTGGTAGTGCGGATATTAATGAAACCGATTTAGAAAAGATCGATGGTATAACTAATGGAGCGGGTGCCGCTAATAAAGCACTTGTTCTTGATGGAAATGCAGACATTGCTTCCGGAGTACGAAATATAACAATAACAGGAACACTTTCCGATGGTAATTATACCTTTGATACGAGTGGAAATGTATCTGGTTTAGGAACAGTTGGTTCAGGTAATATTACCTCAACTGGTACTGTACAAGGTACAACTATTACAGCAACAACAGCTTTTGCTCCTGATGCATCGGATGGTGCAGCTTTAGGAACATCAGCTTTAGAATTTTCAGATTTATTTTTAGCAGACGGAGCTGTATTATCTCTAGGCGATGGTGGCGCTGATGTTACGTTTACACACGTTGCCGATACAGGAGTTCTTTTGAATTCCACAAACAAAATACAATTTAATGACTCTTCACAATATATTGGTGCTTCAAGTGCCGCAGATTTAGATATAGCTGCCACAACCGATGTTAATATCGATGCTACAACGCTTGATGTTAATGCTGCGTTGGATGTGTCAGGTGCGACAACTCTTAATGGAGCAGTTACTCTTGGAAATGCTACAGGTGATGATATTACAAATACTGGTAGATGGGTTGGAGATTTTGTTCCCAAGTCCGATAGTGCTATTGATTTAGGAACTTCTGCATTACAATTTGCAGAAGCTCATATTGATGCAGGGTATATAGATGCAATTACTGCTACAGGAACTTCTACACTTACTACAGTTGATATTAATGGTGGTAATATTGATGGAACAACCATTGGTGCTACTACAGCAGCAGCAGCTACATTAGCTGCGACAGTTACAACTACTTTAAAAAATGTTTCTGCAGTAGGAGCTTCACATTTAACTGGTTCATTTACTGGTTCATTTGTTGGAGATGGTAGTAATTTAACAGGAGTTGCTCAAGATATTGATACTTTAAATGCTTATGGAGCAGCAACAATGCATCAGACACAAGATAAATTATTAATATCTGATAATGGAACTGAAAAAAGTATTACATTCTCAAATTTTGAAGATAGTATATTTGCAAATATAAGTGGAGACGCTACAATAGCAGCAGGTGGAGCCTTAACATTGGCTAGTAATTCAGTATCACAAGCTCAATTAGATGATGATGCTGTGGGAGCAGATGAGTTGGCAGCCAATGCCGTAGTAAATGCCTCAATTGCTTCAGGTGCAGCGATTGATATGGATAAGTTGGATGGTGATTCTTTAGCAGGTACTTTAACAGATTTTGCTCAAGATGATTTAGTTATCTTATCAGATACAGATGATTCAGGTGATTTAAAGAAAATGACAACATCAAATTTCGAAGATGCAATTTTTGGAAATGTTAGTGGTGATGCAGCTATAGCAGCAGGTGGAGCTTTAACAATAGCAGCAGCTTCAGTTGAAGGTTCAATGTTAAATGATAATGTAATTTCTGGACAAAGTAATTTAGGTAGTGCTACAGTAGCACAATCAGATGAATTTTTATTCTCTGATGCTGGAACTATAAAAGCATTAACTTTTACAAATCTTGAGGATTCAATGTTTGCAAATTTTAGTAGTGAAGCAACTGTTGCAGCAGGTGGAGCAGTAACTCTAGCAGCAACTAACACTAGTTTGACAACATTAGCGAATTTAACTACCGCAGGCGCATTAAATGCAGGTTCGATTACAACTGGGTTTGGAGCTATTAATAATGGTGCTTCAGCTATTACAACTACAGGAACAATAACAGGTGGTGCATTGTCGATAACTGCAAATGCAACGATAAATGGAGATTTAACCGTAAATGGTACAACTACAACATTGTCCACTACAAATTTGGCGGTTGGAGATAGTTTTATATTTGCAGCTACAGGTTCAGCGGCTTCAAATGTAGATGGTGGTTTGATTGTACAAGAAGGTGCTTCAGTCGATAGTGGTTCAGCGATATATCATGATACTGGAGATAACAGATGGTCAGTAGCTAAAGAAGTTGCAGCTTCTGCTACCGCAGTAACCGCATTAGAACATGTCGTTACTGTAAAACAGTTAGGTGATAATGATGATCCAGTAACCGCTGATAAAGAGTATGGAGCTGGTGAAATGGCAATAAATTCAGATGGAACTATTTGGATTTTTAGTTAAAATTATATAAAATAAATAGAGGTCATAAATGGCGTTAAGAACGGGGAAAACCCGAGTATTGGTTGATGAAGCAGCCAAGTTTGGAAAAACAGAAATTGAATTTTTGTTAACTTTAATACAAGAATCAATGATTCCAGGAAAATTTTTACAACAAGCAATGGATGTTGTGGTAAAATTGAGAAATCAATATAAATTAATTGATAAACCTAAATGGGAAGTCAAAAAAACAATGTCGATTGAAGAAGAAGTAAAAGAAAGAGCGAAAGCAGCCCTCAAAGAAAAAGAGGGAGAGCTTTGGATAAGAAATAAAGAAGAAAATGACGCTTAATGGTTGGCCCATCTCTTGGCAGATGATGGGAAGTGGGCTCTAAAGAGTATCCAACCGCGATTGAGGGAAGAATAAATGCCAAATTGGAAAAAAGTCATAATCTCTGGTTCAGATGCTAGTGTTTCGTCGTTATCTACAAGTGGGACGATTACAAATGCATCGGCAGTAGGAGCATCACATTTAACAGGATCCTTTACAGGGTCTTATCAAGGTGATGGAAGTAATTTGACAGGAATCGAAGCTGGTATATTTGCTACCACAGGTTCAATCCAAGCTACCACAAATACAGTACAGGTTACTGGGTCTTTAAGTGTAGATGGCACAATTCAGGAAGCAGGATTTACAATTCCAGGATTGATAGAAAAAATGGTGGTAGACAGTTCTAGTACCTCAATATTAGATTTTACAACTATAACAAATGAAGATGGCGAATTATTAGTAGCTAACTAAGGGAAAGAATAATGGCAAAAACACATAGTAGTTTAACAGGCGCAGATTTACATGATAATAAAGGTATAGGAGTCGAAACTTCTGCTAACTTTATGACGATCAGTCAATCTACAAATATTTTAAGTGCAAGTGCAGCAGCAACTGCATCTTTTGGTAGATTTGAAGGATCTGGAGACTCACATTTTAGTGGTTCTGTAACATTTGGCGGAGATATGAGTTTTGGAGATTCTGCATCAGATTCAGTTTCTATAACTGCTGATTTAACTTCACATTTAATACCAAACGCAGACGCAACTTATAATTTAGGTTCAACTTCTCAAGGATGGAATGATTTACACTTAGGTAGTGGTGGAGTTATTAATTTAGATGGCGGTGATGTTACAATGACACATTCAGCAAATCTAGTTAGCATTGCTGGTGGTAATACAAGGGTTATTAGATTAGAAATAGATTCAGCTTCAGATTATATAGATGTAGATACAGATTTAAAAATTATAGCTGCAGCAGATGTCGTAGTTGATCCTGCTGGGGGTGAGTTAAAGGTAGACGGAAATGTAGTTCCTAATAGTGATTCTGCAGACTCTCTAGGGGCTTCTGGCACTGCTTGGTTGAAACTTTGGGTAGATGATATTGATTTAAATGGTCAAGGTTCAATTAGTATGGGTGGAACTGGACGAATAGATTTAGATGCAGATGATGACACGTCAATTCGTGCTTCTGCAGATGATGTAATTACGTTTGAGGCAGGCGGAGCAGATGAAATGTCTTTGAGTGCTACTTCTCTTTATCCAGCTACGGATGATGGGTTAGGTTTAGGTTCAGCAAATCAAAACTGGTCAGATCTTTTTATCGCTGATGAAGGTGTTATAAACTTTGGTGATGATCAAGATGTTTCATTAACTCACGTTCTTGATACTGGACTGTTACTTTCCAGCACAGACAAACTTCAATTTGGTGATTCTGGTACATTTATTCATCAATCAGGAGATGGTGTATTAACCATAGAATCTGATACAACTGTAGATATTAATGGAGCAGTTGCATTCAATGGTGCATTATCAGGTATAACCAATATTACTTTAACTGGTACTATATCTGATGGTAACTATACTTTCGATACAAGTGGAAATGTAACTGGTTTAGGAACAGTTGGTTGTGGAGCAATAACTACATCAGGTAATTTAGCAGTAACAGGTACAATTACAGGAGATACTTCATTAACACTTGATACTACGACTTTAACAACCGCAGAGTTAGGTGTTTTGGATAGTGTGACTGCAGGAACCGCCGCGGCGAGTAAAGCATTAGTACTAGATGCATCAAAAGATATAGGAACAATTCGAAATTTAACAATAGATGGAACTTTTTCAGATGGTAACTATACATTTGATACAAGTGGTAATGTAACTGGTCTTGGAACAGTTGGATGTGGAGCAATTACATCAACTGGAAATAGTTCATTTGCTGGTGGAGTGACGGTCGGAGGAGATTTTACCGTAAATGGCACAACTGTAACGGTTGATGCTACTACATTAAATGTAGCAGACAAAAATATCACGATTGCTAGTGGAAGTACAACTTCAGCAAATATGAATGGAGCAGGATTAAATTTTGGTCTTGATGCAGCGGTAGCTCAGTTAGCGTATCGACATAGTGATACAACTTTAACCTCAAGTGTAGATTTAGGAGCACCTCAATTCCATTCAAGTATTACAACTGGTACTGCACCATTAACAGTTCAATCAACAACTGTAGTTGCTAATCTTAACGCAGCGACTGTTGCTGGTAAAACTATGGCAATACCAGGAGCCATTGGTGGCACTACACCCGCAGCTGGTACATTTACAGATTTAACTGCTACTGCAAACATTGATATTGATGATTCGGGTGGAGATGGAGCAATGGATGGTGTTATTATTGGGGCAGCTACAGCAGCCGCAGCTACATTTACAACCGTTAATGCAACTACATTAGATGCTACTACTGATTTTACAGTAGGTTCTACTGTAATTACAGACGATTCAATTGTGATGACTCCATCATCTGGTGATACGGCTACTATGGCAGCATCTGCCAATGGTGCTTTGACTTTCACTACGGTTGATACAGCAGCCGCAGCAGCAAATCTTTTATTTACAGTAGATGGTACTGCTGAGATTGCTTCAGCAGGAGTAATAACATTAGATTCTGGAGCAGCAATTAATCTTGAACCAGCAGCAGGTTCTGCTGTTTTAATAGATGGCAATATTAGTATAGATGGTAGTGTAATAACAGGAGCATCATCTATTACATCAACTGCGTTTGTAGGTGATATAACTGGAGATGTTACTGGTAATGCTGATACATCAACTAAGATTGCATCTATCACAAATAGTAACATTGTACAATTAACTGCCTCACAAACTTTAACTAACAAAACTTTAACAAGTCCTGTCTTAACAACACCAGCATTAGGAACACCAGCAAGTGGTGTTGCAACAAATCTTTCAGGAACGGCAGCAAGTTTAACAGCAGGTAATGCAACATTGGCAGCTACTGTAACTGTTACAGATAGTACAGCCAATACAGCCTTTGCAGTTCCTTTTCACGATGGATCAAATGCTTTATTAGATGATACTGGAACATTAACATACAATCCAAGTACAGCAACATTGTCAGCAACAAGTGCTTCAATTACTTATGTAACTGCAAGTAAGGTTGAAGTTGATGCTACCTCATTAACAATTGGTGGAACTGCTCTTACTAAGACGATTGCTGATAATATTTCCGCCACAAGTGGTACTAATACTGGCGACCAAGATTTATGGGATGTAATTAGTAGTGATAGTGGAAATACAACTGCAAATTCTGCAACGGATACACTTACAATTGCAGGTGGAGCTGGAATTACTACTGCAGTAAGTGGAGATACTTTAACAATTACACATGCAATTACAGCAGGAGATGGTTTAACATTAAGTACTGCAGATATTGATATAGATGCTGCTCAAACCTCTATTACATCTATTATAAATAACGGTTTATCAATAGGTGGTTATTCTAGTCATCAACTTATTGATTTCTCAGCAGACGATATGATAAAAGTTTCGGTTAATAATGTTGCTGATGAATTTAGATTCGCTGCAGGTGGAACATTCCACGCAGACGCTGACGTTGTTGCTTATTCTTCAACAGTAGCATCTGATATGAATTTGAAAGAGAATATTACAGATATGAAATATGGTTTAGATACTGTGATGCAACTTCGTGGTGTTGAGTATGATTGGAAACGAGAAGATATGGGACATGACGTTGGTGTATTAGCACAAGAAGTTGAAGCAGTCATTCCTGAAATTGTGAAAGATTACGATGGTTTGAAGGGAAGTGGAACATTTAAAGCAGTGGATTATAATAAGTTAGTTCCTGTTTTGATAGAATCTATTAAAGAACTTAAATCAGAAATTGATGAATTAAAACTAATCAAGAATTAAAATTGTTATTTGAATAAATTTAACGATATATATACTTGATACTTAAATTAACTATTAACTAATATAAATAGGAGTTATAAACATGCCTGAAACGGAAAACAAAACTGCAGAAGTTAAGATTGCTGCAGAAGAAACTGAAAAAATTAGAGAATTACAAAGTCGTTATACTCAAATTACAGTAAATCTAGGACAAGTTTCAATTGCCTCTGAGAGATTACAAGAAAATTTGGATTCTTTGGATACTCAGAAAGAAGAACTGTTAGCGCAACATGCAACTGCTCAAGAAGATGAGAGAAAACTTGTTGAAGACCTAACTTCCAAGTATGGAATTGGAAATTTAGACCTAGATACCGGTATTTTTACACCGAATGAGTAATTTTGGGATTTTAATTTTATATTTATACTAAATAATATTTGACTTTTATAACTAATTTTTAATCTAAAATCTAGGAGAAATTAAATGGCAGAAAGAATTGTTAGTCCTGGCGTATTCACGCAGGAAACAGATCTTTCTTATCTCCCTCAAGGTGTAGCTAATATTGGAGCAGCAATAATCGGACCAACTCAAAAAGGTCCAGCGTTTGTCCCAACTATTATAGCCGGTGGTGGAGAATTTGAAGAAAGATTTGGTCAAAATATAAAAACATCCTATGTTCCCTTTGCAGTACAAGAATACTTAAAATCCGCATCTACCGTAACGGTAGTTCGGGTAATGCATACAGGTGGATATAGAGCGGATTATGTAAATGTAGTATGTGCAGCAAGTGCATCTCATACTGCTCAATCTGGTAGTCGTGTTGCTTTTTCAGTAGCTAATACAAGACTGGGACAGAATGTTGGAATTGGACTTTCAGCTTCCGCAAGTATAGATATTTCTAGTGGAGAGTTTGATTTAACTATAAGTGGTTCAAGTGGAGTACATCAAACTTTTGCTAATTTGAGCTTTGATAGTGGTAGTGCAAATTATTTTGCTAAAAAGATCTCATCAGATCCTCAAAATAATACTGATTATGCATATATCTATAAGGCATTTCATACGTCAGCAGATACTATGGGTGATAATGTAGGTGGTGTAGAAGTTACTGGTAGTGTTTCATCATCCGCTGGATTAAATTTTTCTGGTGGAACTAATGGAGCTTATACTGCTCAATATGATGCAGTAGGTAACTCAGCTACATGGGGTGGAAATGTTGATTATTGTACTGCAAGAACACCTTATATTATAGATCAAGGTGCAACTGGTTGGGATGGTGGCGCTACAGCTAGAAGTTTTAAAAACTTATTTAGAGTATATACATTAGGTCATGGTACTGATATGAATACTGAATATAAAGTAGGTATTTCTAATATTAGAGCAGCTGGAACAATTCCAGGATCTGATTATGGAGATTTTACTTTGTCTATTATACCTCTAGATGGTAGAGCACCAGAAACTTGGGAAAATTGTGATTTTAATCCAGCTTCTCCAAGCTATTTTGCAAAACAAATTGGTGATTCTCATGTAGTTGTAGATTCTAATGGTAGGTTGACATATCATGGAAACTTTCCAAATAGATCTAAATGGTGTAGAGTTGGAGATTATCAAAACTTAGAAAATTATCCAAAATCGGTAGTACCGTACGGATATGCATCTTTAGATAATCCAATTCCAGGTGGTACGGCAATACCTTCAGCTTCAATGAAGCTTCAACAAATTGATAATACTAATCAACAAACCTTTCAAGCAGGAGTGTATCATGGACATGATTTCATGGATATTGGAACAGATAATAGAATAAGAGGCAAATATGATAATGATGGAGCAGCTTATCTTTCACCTATTCCAAGTGGAACAGGAACTGGATCTAATGAATGCTTTAGTTTAAATAATGTGTATGGACATGGTGACGCAGCAAATTTACCTGGAAGTCCTTCAACTTATTCAGATTCAACTGAAAAGATAACATTAGCTTTATCTGATATAGGTCAGAGACGGTTTGCAGTTCCTTTTCAATGGGGATTCGACGGTGTAGATCCAGCTTCAAAACCATCTATGGGTAATGATGTAACTACTACTAATGTGATGGGATTTGATTGTTCTACTTCAAGTACTAGTGGAACTACATTATACAAACGAGCTATTAATGCAGTATCTAATCCAGATGAATTCGATATTAATATGTTGGTAATTCCTGGAATTATTCATAGTAAGGATGGTAGTAATTGTCATAATAATGTTACCGAACATGCTATAACTAAGGTGGAAGAAAGAGCAGATTGTTTCTATATAATGGACGGATTCCATTGGGCAGATACTATTTCGCAAGCAGCAAGTGCTCTTGGATCAATAGATACCAATTATGCAGCTACGTATTATCCCTGGGTACAAGTAAATTATGCCATAGAAGGAGGCAATGTGGAACCAATTTGGGTACCACCTTCAGTCGCTTTATCTGGCGTATTTGCTTTTAATGACAGGATAGGTCAAGAATGGTTTGCACCTGCAGGATTAAATAGAGGTGGATTGACTATAACCTCTAAAGCTAAGTTTAAGTTAAATCATGCAGAGAGGGATAAGCTTTATGAAGAAAGAATTAACCCAATTGCAACATTCCCAGGTCAAGGACCGACGGTGTTTGGACAAAAAACATTACAATCCAAACCTTCAGCACTTGATAGGATTAATGTTCGTAGATTGTTAATTAATCTGAAGAAGTTTATCGCTTCAACATCTAAATTCTTGGTGTTTGAACAGAATACAACCGCAACAAGAAATCGTTTCTTGAATACGGTTAATCCATATCTTGAAAATGTACAATCCAATAGTGGTTTGAATGCTTTTAGGGTAGTGATGGATGAATCAAACAATACACCTGATGAAATAGATAGAAATAGGTTAGTTGGACAGATATTTGTTCAACCTACAAGAACTGCTGAGTTCATTGTATTGGACTTTGTTGTCCAACCTACTGGAGCAACCTTTCCAGAATAATAAAATATCTTTATAAGATAACTAAAAGCCCCAGTTTTACTGGGGTTTTTTGTTTTTATAAAAACTTCAAAAAAACTTCTAAAGGATATTATTAATATAAGCGCAATTTTTCATAACCGTTATATTTATTACTGAAAAGAAATCTTATTTAGGAGAAGAAAAGATGCCTGAGTTAATTGACGCAACTGAAATAATGTTTACCCCATTTGAACCGAAAACTAAAAATCGGTATGTCATGTATATCGAAGGTATTCCTGCATACTTGATTAAAACAGCTAGTAGGCCCCAGATTACATTTGAAGAAATAGTATTAGACCATATTAATGTAAAGAGATATATTAAAGGTAAAGGAGAATGGCAACCTTTAGTAGTTACTTTATATGACCCAGTAGTTCCTTCTGCAGCACAGGCAGCAATGGAATGGGTTAGATTATCTCACGAATCAGTAACAGGTAGAGATGGTTATTCAGATTTTTATAAAAAGGATGTATCTTTTAATTTATTAGGTCCAGTTGGTGATGTGGTTGAAGAATGGACATTAAAAGGAGCATGGGTACAAGATGCAAACTTTAATGATTTGGATTTTGCAAATGGAACAGATCCAGTAGATATTGAATTACAATTGCGTTATGATTACGCAATCTTACAATTCTAATTAATAACGGAGAATAAAAATGAGTGAATGGTTAGCACAGAATTGGGAATGGGTTCTTTTAGGATTTTATACAATTGAAAAAATTGTTCGTCTTAGTCCATCTAAGAAGGATGATGTTATTTTTGATATGGTATTAAAACCTATATGGGATACTATATCCAAGAAAAAATAATACAAAATAAAAATTTGTTTGATAAATTTTAGTTATATTTACAATTAGTTATAAATCTTATTAAGGAGAATAACATGCCCGAAACTACGTTTCCGACGGAAATTATCGATCTACCGTCGAAAGGATATTTTTATCCTGAAAAAAGCCCATTATCTAGTGGCCAGGTCGAATTAAAATATATGACAGCTAAAGATGAAGATGTTTTGACATCACAAAATCTTATTGCTAAAGGTGTTGTTTTAGATGTACTTTTAGATAGTTTGATAGTTGATAAAAAAGTCAAAGTTGATGATTTATTGATAGGTGATAAAAATGCTTTATTGATAGCTGCAAGAGTGTTAGCTTATGGTAAACATTATGAGTTTGAAGTTATATCGCCTGTTACTGGAGAACCTACAACACATAATTTGGATTTAACTTCATTGAAGGATGTTATAGTAGATTTTAGTAAGAGAACTAAAGGACAAAATGTATTTGAATTTACTTTACCTACTACAGATAGAGTTATTAAGTATAAATTATTAACTAGTGGTGATGTTGATGCTATTGAAAGACACGCTAAATCATTAAGTAAAGTCAGTGATATAGATAGAACTCTTACTACTAGATTAAAACATATGATACTTGAAGTTGATGGTAATTCAGAACGATCAGTTGTTAATAATTTTGTAGATAATGAATTTTTCGCTGTAGATAGTAGATCTTTTAGAGAATATATTTCAGACAACACCCCCGATATCAATTTAGAAATATTAATTGATGTGGACGGGGAGGAGGTAGAAGTTACCGTCCCGATGACGGTACAGTTTTTTTGGCCTTCCGCCTGAGTATAAAACTCAGATCCACGAACAGATATTTCAACTAACATTTAATTCTAGAGGTTCAATACCGTTTGATCAAGCCTATAATATGCCAGTTTATCTAAGAAGATGGTACATTCAAAGATTAGACAAGGCTTATAAGGAAGAAAAAGAAGCTATAGAAAAATCTCAAAGAAAATCTATAAACCCAAAATTCCCCAAAATTAAAAAATGATTATCTGTATATTTATATATGAATCCCTTAATTTAAGTTTTTAGGAGTCAATCTTGGCTAAATATATAGTAAAAGAAAATAAAATAATTACTGAATTTCTCGGTAGTCTTTTTAAAGCAGTAGCAAAAAGGAAATCTTCAAAAGTTGTAAAAGCTTTATCAAGAGATCCAGTTATGAAAAAACATTTAAAGGCTGCAGATGATATTGGAAAACGTATTGTAACACATATTGAGAAGATGAGAAAAGATGATCCTGAATTGGCAAATAAAATGGATGCTTTAGATAAAATAGTAGGAATGTAATTTAGATATAGTGTATTCTACACTATACAATTAAAAGAAAATAAAACTTATGGCAGACCCAAAATTCACAAAACAACAAGTAGATGATGCAAAAGAACTAAAGAAGTTGCTTCAAGATCAACCTAGATTACTTAGGACTATTTCTGGTATGTGGGAATCTATAAATAAATCTATACAGTTATCTGAATCATCCTCTAAAAAAATAGCTAGTAATAATAAAGATTTTTTAGATATAACAAAACAGGTTTTATCAAATACAAAAGATGTTCATAAAGAAACTGTAGATTGGTCTGATATAAATGATGAAATTCTAAAATCTCAAAAAGCAGGAGATAAAGTTTTAGGAGACCAATATAAACAATTAAATAGGTTACAGAAATCACAGAAAAGATATAATAATTTGGTAAATGCAGGAGCTAACTCTATAAGTAATATGGTGAGTGGTATAGAGAGTACAATTCGTCAAATTCCGTTTATAGGAGATTTTATAGGCGATGCTATAAATTTTGGTGATATAAGCAAAGATATGCAGGATACATTTAGAGAAGGAGCTCAAGTAGTAGGTGGGTTTGTGAAAGAGGGTATATTTGGTGGTTCAGTTGAAGGTTTTACTTCTGGAATGGTAGAAAATGCAGGGTTGGGTAAAATGTTTCTGGGTTCAAAATTTGTTAAGGGATTCAAAAAAATATTTGGTGCAAAAGGTGCAGCAGCAACTGGGGCGACAGCTGCTGGAGTGAATATGGTTGGTCAAAAGCTATTAACTGCAGGAGATGGAGCAGAAGGTGTAGTACAAGGATTTAGTAAAATGAAGTTATTAGGTTTAGGTATTGCCGCAGCTGTAGTTGCAATGGCAGCTGGTATGGCTAAGTTTGCATTTGAAACAGGGCTTTCTGTAGGACAGACCCTTAAACTGAGTCCAGCATTATTAATTAATAAAGGTTATGTTGTAGCGATGGCGGAAGAGTTTGGAACCATCAATGATGTAAATACTAAAATAGCATGGCAACTTAAAAAACAATCATTCTTTTATGGAATAGAAGCAGCTCAAGCAGTAAAGTTATTAAGAATACAAACTGCTTTATCGGATAGTAGTCATGAACAATTAATTAATGTACAGAACACCGTAGCTAACTTTGCTAGAGCTAAAGGAGTATTACCTTCAAAAGTATTTGATGATATAGCAGGCGCTACTGAATTGATGGCAAAACATGCATCTGGAGCAGCTGAAGGATTTATGAAAGCAGCTGTTCATATAAGAGCTATGGGAGTAGGATTGGATGTTGCTGATCAAATATCTACACATTTATTAGATATAGAAGGTTCTATAAATGCACAATTTGAAGCTAATGCAGTTCTCGGTACACAGATGAATTTTGATATGGCACGACGGTTGATGATGCAGAATGACCTTGTAGGAATGATGGAAGAAGTTAAACGACAGATTGGCGATCAAATAGATTTAGAAAAATTAAATGTGGTAGAAAGAAATTTAATTGCTAAAGCTGCAGGAACAGACATTGTTAATTTAACTAAGATGCTTAGTGCTCAGGAAAAGGTATCTGAAGCTGCTACAAAAACAAAGAATGCATTTACTGCTGTATCAGTAGTTGTTATGGGTATAGTAGGTATAATTGCTGGAGCTTTAATGGCTACTAAGGTGTTTGCAAAACAAGGAGCGAAAATATTAGCTGGTGGAATAGCTGGTGGAGTAACAGGCGCAGCAGCTGGTGCTACAATAGTAGCCCCTTTTGTGAACAAAGTAATGCAAAATGATTTTGTTTCTAGACCAGGTATGAATCCAATACCATTTAGTCCTGATGATACAATTATAGGAACAAAAAATCCAGCTGGATTAGGCGGTGGTGGTGGTAATTCTCAGATAGCAATGGCCATTACTAATCAAACAAGAGCAATGAATAAATTAGAACAAACTATCAGTAAAGGACAAGCACAATCAACTCAACAACGACAGAGCATGATTGATGCAACTACAAAAGGTCAAAATAAACTTTATAGAGGATTTACAGAGGGTTAAAGATGGCATTAACAGACTTAAACAGACCAAAATTAAAAAAATATTCACCTAAAGGAGTAACCCAAAAAGGTAGAATTGAAACTGACCTAGGATTAAAGGACTTCTCGTATAGCGATAATACCCATTTAAATTCAAACATAACATTAGTTAAAGTTCCAAAACGCCACAAACCGTCTACAGTTAATTATTTTACAGATCATGATGCTATGGGATTTACTAAAAATATGCAAATTGGTGAAAGTAAATTTATAGGAATTTCTGAAGATTGGAAAAACTATGTATATCCAGATACTTTAGGTCAAGTTCTTGGAATAAAGTCATCTTTTAATATTCATGGTCCTAGAGTTAATTGGTTTCCTAAACCACCACTTGATTCAGCAGCGGTTGAAATACATGCCGAGGGTTTTACTAAATTTTTTAATAGTAAATTAACATCTCAATTTTTAACTCCTATAACAGATACGGAGTCAGGCAAAACATCTCTGAATAAGGTAGGTGATGGAACATTACCATATACATATCCAGTAGTAAGTGGAAATCACCAGGGAACTTTTAGACTTGGAGATACTAGATCTGTTACAGGCTTAGGTAATGTAGATGTAGTTGATTATTTTAGTGGAATTCCAGGTAAATGGGGTAACGCTGGTGGAGAATCTGGAACACATACCTTACCGCTAGGATTTTGGAAGAATATTGGTAAAGATAATACAGAATTACCACATAATTCTAGGTCTCAACTAGCTTATATGGTTACGGAAGGTGACCTGGCTGGTAAGTATGTCTTTGGGTTTGGTCCTCCCACATCAGATATGGCAGTTGATAGTCCTCATATGTGGCAACTTAGTTCTAAATCTATAATTCCAGACGTTCCAAATACGTGGGATGTAAGAGGTCAAACTATGTGGGATCAAATGGGTGAGTATCCCTGGGCTGCGTATAATCAATCAAGTTTACAGTCTAAAGGTGTTAATTTTATGGCTGGAACTAAAAAAGGTAAAACTTTTAATCCAGATCAAGATTTACATCCATATGGATTTACTACAAATATGGGAAAACTAAATTGGCAAACAGGAGACCCAAATACTGGAGTAGCTTCAAGATTAGCAATTCCTATAGATGAAAACGGTGATAGATCTAATATAAAAATATCAGCAAATTTAGATGGAATGGATGGATATGATTTTCCTTATCCAGGTCAAGGTAGTTGGCATATTAGAAAGCATTATCGTAGAAGATTTACTCCCCCATTACATAACGGAGCCGTAGCTTTGGGTCAATCTGGAACTCATTTCAACTTGGGAGTTCGTTCTAGTGAAGGAGTGGTACCTTTGCCCAATTCATATTCACCTGAAGATTATCCAATTTACTCATCAGTTAATTTAGCGGATGAGGACGAAGTAACTAGACTTAATACTATGATAGGAGCATCTACATATAAAGTTCCAAAAATAGGTTCTGAGCTAGCAAGAAAATTTGTACATCCTACAAATGCAGAAGGTGGAACATATGGAAAATTTGGTTATATAAATCATTATTGGGAATGGAAGAACCCTCATAAAATAAGAGAAGAAGCAGGTCATGGTTCATTATTTCCAATTCATCCTATTATTTATAAATCTTTGTTAGATATGGGTGGACCTCATGATGATGTGGGTGATCAGGATTCGTATGTGAGTGGGAAATCTCTTAAAGAAGTTTTTCGTTATAGTGGAAATACTGATAGAAGGCAAGGAGCTGGACCAACTATAGAATTTGTAAGAGGTGGATTGCCGACAGCGCGAGTTAGAGTAGAAGCAGATTTACATAGATTATTTACACTTTTACATGATAGTGGTAATACTGGAAATTTTATATTAGGAAAACAAGCTCTTTTACAGGCATTAAATCCACGAGAGGAAACAAGAGTATTTAATCCATTGAGCTTTGAAGCGAACGCTACAAGAGTAGTAAAATTACAAAGACATATTAGTGCAGAGGGACTTTTGAATACAATAAAAACAAGTATTTTTAATCCTATAAATAGTTTTCTTGACCCAGGTTCAGTATCTCCTGTTACCCTAGGATTATATGAAAGATATGAAGGTTATGATTGGGGACCAAAAAACAGACGAGATAAAGGTAATAAATTAGCGCAGTGGGCTAACGAAAGTTTTGAATCAGAAGAAACTGGAACTGCCGCTGGAACATTTGGAGATAAACTTAAAAAAGGCTTATTGCGAGGACTCACAAAATCATTTACATCAGCCGCAAGTTCAATTACGGGGTATAACTTAGAGAAATCTCCAGAACCACCTTCTAGATATGTAGATTCTCAAAAAACTTATAAAGATCAAGATGGAAATCGTAAAATTAATATAGGGGAAAATAAAAATTCAGGAGTAATTGAAGGGGATAAAAGATTTGCTTCATTGGATTATGATAAATTAAATAAAACTAATGCATATGGCGGACGCACCCATAAAACCGAACTTAGGTCTGGTGGAGAACTTCAAGAATTATATGATAGTGTAAACGGTACTTCTCGAACCAGAGCAAGTAAGAATTTTATGTCCAGACTAAAAGGTAGAATAATTACAGATGATGTAGGAGATCAAGGTAAAGCAGATAAAATTTCGAAACTTACATCGGATTACGGATTAGGGTGGACATCATCTAATCAGGGTGATAGAGTAGATAAAATTAATTTATTTCCATATAGTAAACAAGATCCATCATCTCAAAATTATTACAATTGGATAGGTCGTCCTATTGAAGATTTTATTAAATTTAGATTTAAGGATATGGTAAATGGTAAATTTTTAGTATTTAGAGCAATATTATCTGGTATAAATGATAATATAACTCCAGATTGGTCATCAGAAAGATATATTGGTAGGGCAGATCAAGTTCATGTTTATAAAGGAGCTGACAGAAATATAAGTTTTAACTTTTCTATAGCACCTAAATCAAAAACTGAATTTCCAGCATTAATGGAAAAGTTAAGTTATTTAATGGGATTATGTTACCCAGATTATGATTCACAGAATAGTAATAGAATGGTTCCACCAATGACAGAATTAACAATTGGAAATATATTATATGAAGCTCCTGGATTTTTAAATTCATTGAGTTATACTGTAGAAGAAAGTAGTCCTTGGGAAACACAAAAAGGATTACAATTTCCTAAGTTTATAAATGTAAGTTGTGATTTTAGATATATTGGAAAGGGATTACCACAAAAATATGGACCACATCTAGGAAGTAATTTCAGAGAGTTAAGGGCATTAAATAATCCATTTATTGGTCAAGTTCCACATGGGGAAACGGATCATTACGGTCGATATTCACAACATACTGGGCTCAGTACCTTGGACAGTCCCGTGCTCCCCAAACCCACCAGACCTAACGTACCCTTTACTCCCAACGTAGAGTCTGATTTTCTAGACCCAACAGAATATTCAGGAATGGATGCAGAAATTGATGCAATGGTAGATAGTTTACCTCAGTATAATCAATGGGATCCTCTTCCACCTGTACCTGCCGATCCAATAGATATTTCTGGACATGTAGACAGTGGGACCCTTTCCCACCTTGAATCCCATCTTGGGATAAACAGCCGAGAGATGACTCCTAGTGAACGAAACGCCGTAGATGCCTTAACATACAACAGTCTTACGCTGATGGGAAAAAATTAAATGAGATATAAATTTACAGATAAAAAAATGGACAAGAGATTAAAACAGAAAGTTTTAAAGCCAACCATATATCCAAAAATACCTTTAAGAGATGATGATATCTATATGTTTCCAGATGATTTAGAAAGATGTGAACATTTAGCATTCAAGTTTTACGGTGACCAATCTTTATGGTGGGTAATCGCTCAGGCAAATAATATATTTGATGGTTCTATTTATTTAGATACAAGTAAACAGATAAGAGTTCCTGTAAATATAAGTGGAGTATTGATAGAGTTGGAAAATATAAATAGGTTATTCTAATTATGTCTAATTTCAATCTTAGACCTATACCAAAAGAAATTCGTTATAAACTTTTACAAAAGCAAAAGGCATTCGCACGTCAAAGTATTACAGAATCAACTTCAGCTAATAAATCTTTAGAATTAGGCGATGATTTTCTTCAATTTCATAATAGATCTACTTGGGCACATATGATTGGATTAAGTGTTATATCTGGAGAAGATGATAAAAAGAGAATAGCAATTATTGGAGCAGGTGAGTTAAATCAAGAACCTGGTGCTAATGAACCTTTAATGAAAAGTTCTTTTGATTCAATTTATAGTCCTCTGAAAGATAATAAGAATACACTCTATAGACCAATTTCAGGAATAAAATCAATTTCAACTAGATATGAAGGAGATATAAAATCTCGTAGGGAATGTACAGTTAATTTTACTGTATTTTCATTAGAAGATCTCGATAGACTTTCTCCATATTTTTTTAGAATTGGGACAGAAGTTTTAGTAGAATTTGGATGGAATCAAGCAACTGATACAGATTCATCAATGTTTAATACTTCATTAGGACATAAAATTATTGATATATATAATAAAAGTGGAGTATCAGGATTCAATAATGATAGTGGAGTAATAGACTTATTAAAAGAGAATACTGCTGAAAATTATGAAACAGAAATTTTAAAACATTCTGGAGATTATGAATATGTTTTAGGACAAATTTCTAACTTTGAATATTCGTTGAGAGATGATGGTGGTTTTGATTGTGTAGTAAAGATTCAAACTGTTGGAATGAGTTTATTGGATACAAAGGTAGATAGAGAGTATTCACCATCAGCAATAAGTGCAGGAAATGCCGAGGCAGAGAGAAAAAGAGAGTTTACATCTCCAGACGAGGTATCAGATGAATTTTATTTAATGATGCATAATTTACCAGAAATTGTTTATGGGTCTCTTATACAAGGATATTCAAGAACACCTAGGAAGGGCATTTCATATAAGGGGAAAACCAAAAAGGCTAGTTCGGATTTTGGGGATGGAATAGATCCGTTAGATGCGGCATTTTATTTAATGGGAGGGATGCCCATCGACACTGGAAACCAAGAAATTGCATATGAGAGACAACAATTTACTTTATCGTTGATGATAGAAGCTTATAAGACAGGATGGGATTATTGGACTAGATATGAACCATTAGTAGCAGTATTTCAAGAAGCATTACTGGAACAAGGTCAGACGCTTCCGTCGGGAGCAGATGGTGGTTTCGGTCCTGAAACAAAAAAGGCTATAGATGGGTTTTATATACCTTCTGGATCTAGTATAATGAAAAATTGGAATGACCCACAGGTGACTGATTATAAAAAAAAGGCTAATCATATAGCTAAATCTTTATTTACTGAAGGAGTTCAAGATGATGATCCTACTGATAATTATCCTCTTGTAGCTCACATGGAACACCGCCAAGAGCTAGCTATTCCCTGGTTGAGATCAGGTAGAGAAGGAAAACGACAAAAGAAATTTAATACTACAAAAGTTCCTAATCCTCCACCTTTTATAACCGCAACAGAAGATCCAATAGATGTACCTGAAAATTTTGACGATGACACACCAGAAATAGAATCTAAATTTTATATTTGGCAAAACTCCGATAGTGTGGTAAATGGAGAACATATCACTACTCAGGATATAGGGACACCTACGGAAACTCAAAACAAAATAACTATTTTTACTTCCTATCGACAAAAAAAGACTACACAAATTTTTACCGGATTTAATTGGAATAAATCAAAAAAAGATTTTGATAAATTATCAGAAACATATGCAGAAGAATCCTATAGAGATAATTTAATACCTAAAGGACGAAAAAAAGCACATGCTAGAGAGAAAGCACAACCAGATAATCGCGGCCATAGCGTAAGTCCTATATCTTTTAATTTTATAAGCTTTCCAGCTTGGTGGCCTGACTTTCTTAAGCCAGAGTGGGCTAAGCTTCCAGAGGGAGATCCAGATACGCCATTTGTGTCAACTGAGAAAGCCAGAAAGTCCAAAAAGACCAAAGAACCTTTAGAGGCTACTGATGAATTTTTGGAATGGGTAGAGGAGTCCATTCCACCTAATATTTGGATACGATGGGGATGGTTTGAAGATAATATATTGACTAGATATTTGGGATATATACCTGATGTTGATACAGGTGGGTATCCAGTTTCACTTTTTAAATCAGTAGAACCTAAAATTAATGATGAAGGTAAGATTATTACAGGATATGAATCTAATAAAATAGGATTACCAAAGGATTTACTTACAACTGATGTAAAACAGGTATTAATACCTGATAGAGTTGAAGGTTTAGAAAAAAGTCGACATTTGGTAGAAGGTATACCTACTGGTCGTGGAGAGGATTTTAATTTTTATGGGAGTTTAGGTAAGTTTTTAAACTCTGAATTGAAGGGATCAGAAGGAGTTGGAATATCTCCAGTAGAAATACCACACGGAAAATCTGATGAATATAGAAGAGGATATATTAGAAATTTATTTGTAGAAGCATCTACATTACAACAGGCTTTTCTTAATATAGGAACATTAAAGGAAGGTATTGATAGATTTATTTCAATAATGTATAATAATTTTGGAAAAATTCATCAATTAGAGGTACAGCAAGGTAGAGATGATAATATGGTAGGGATAGTGGATACAAATTTAATTTCTGATAAAGCTATTTGGAAAAATATATCTAAATCTCCAGGTACTTTAAAAGAAGAAGCTAACAAAATTAGAGTATTTGAATTTCCAGCATGGGAAAAAGAATCAATAGTAAAATCTCAAGATTTAAAAGTTACTATACCAAATGAAATGGCAATTACAGCTTTATATTCTGGAAATGAACATATGCGCAATTTAGGGATATATGATGAAAGTAGAGGTTCAGTAGAGGCCCAAAAATTATCAAAATTTCTTAGATTGGATTCTGATGGAAAAGATGTGGCTAAAAAATCAATTTCCGAAAGACTTACAGGATTATCACCAATTATAACTTCTAAAAAATTAACTATTTCTGGAGATGGTGAGAATGAAGTTGGAAAACATAGATATATTGTACCAGACCCATTTTTAACAACTTTGAATAAAGAATTATTAAGGTCAATTGGAAAACGGGATATTTATGCAGACACAAGAAAAAAAGAAGAAAAAGGAGATACAGATGGAGAAAGTAGTGTTGATAAACGAGTATCTTATGCTTTAAATATTGAGGAGATGAAATCTAAGTTTCAATATGGATATTATAATTCTAAGGGAACATTAGAAGAATCTCATCCATTTAATATGAGAAGGATTATGGAATATGAATTACAGTATCATACGAATGCAGTGCAAACTAATTATCCAACTATAAATGGACTTTTGGATTTATCTTTAACTATAGATGGAACTGCTGGAATTTTTCCAGGTAATTCATATATATCTAAATATTTACCAAAAGCTTGGCAAGCAAGACCTGATGGTATTCAAGGTGGGGGTGAATATCCGATATTATTTCAAGCATCAGACATTTCACATGAAATAAGTAGTGATGGTTGGAATACTATGATTACAGGAATGCCAAGAATGAATCCAAATGCATTTCCATATGAATTTGTTGTGAAAGATAATGATGGTGATATGGACATTATTAAACGTCCAGCAAGTCTTGCAATATCCGAGTATAGTAACTTTTTTAATTTAAATTATAACTTTGCTAGTAAATCTCTATTAGGAGACAATTTTATTTTAGAAGGTATTAATACTACAGTTTGGTCAGAAAATAATAAACCAGGTTCTTTAGAGGAATTAGGTGTAAAAGATGCTATTACCAGATTACGGAAACCAGATAGTGCTTTAAGAGATGGACAATATGAACAAGGAGATATATCAGAATATGCAGATTTTAGTGAGGTATTGAAATCTCTAAAAAAGGATGAGGTTACAATTCCAAGTATAACAGTTGAGCAAACGGCACCTACATCGGGCGTTACCTATTATAGTGCATTTGAAAAGTATTCCAAGATTACAGGTAAACATGCCATTCCAGCGATGAAGTTTTCTTCAAATGAAGAATTATTATTATTTTTGCAAATGTCAATTATTATTAGTGGATTAGCATATTATGGATTAAAAAAACCAACTGAGGAAGTTGTTTATGAAGATATGTTGGCTGATACTTTCTTCGAATCTCACAGACCAAAAATATTGCAAAAACCAGGAACTTCATTATCTATTTTGGTTTCTAAAAAAAATATAGGTGAATCGGTTGCATCAAAAGAGTATTTTAAGGCTGTACCTCACTCTTATACAGGGAAAGATCGTTTTTTCTATCCAGCTGGATATGATGCGCCAATATATCCTTATATATGGCAAAAAAAGAAACATTATGATGGAGATGATGTGCCTGGAAAATCACTATTAATAGGACCAGCTAGATTTACTCCACCTGGAACTCGGCAAACTAATCCAGGAGATACACTTACATCAAAGTATCCTTTTAATGAAGAAATAAAAATATTTGAAAGTATATTTAAGACATTATTAAAAAATGAATTTAGAGTTAATAGTTGGCTGGAATTTGATCAATTTATAGCTCATGCATTGAGAATTCCAGCCCATGTACCACCAACGGATTCAGAAAAAGTATTTAAATATGCACTTGACTGTGAATATAGAATTAGAGTATCAGAATAGTATTAATCTAAATAAAAAATAAATTATTGAAAATTAATTTGATACTTATAGGTAATAAAAGGTTATAAAATGAAAAAACAGGTTCTCGATAAGGGATTTGTTGAAGTTATAGATACATTAGGATCAGACCTAACGGTAGTTAATTCAGCAAGAGTTTCATTTGGTAAAAGAAAAGAAGTGTATGATAAGTCAGATAGAGCACTCGTAAAATTTCTTGCCAAATATAAACACTTCTCTCCATTTCGACATATGGTGGTGCAATTCCATCTTAAAGCACCAGAATTTGTTATGCGACAATGGTATAAACACGTAGTTGGAATAGAAACCACATCATCATATCCCACCAAAGACCACGCATGGAATGAGATAAGTGGTAGATATACTCCCGTATCAGATTATTATATTCCAGAGGTGTGGAGAAAACAATCTCAAGATAACAAACAAGCATCAGAAGGCGAGTTAGATGTTTTACAGCAGAAAAGAATGACTCATATATATGAAAGATATTTATTAGATGTTGAGAGAGTTTATGAAACAATGGTAAAAAGTGGAATGGCTAAAGAACAAGCCAGAGTGGTATTACCATTATCACAATACACCGAAGTTTATTGGACGGCATCATTTCAAGCAATTATGAATTTTATAGAATTGAGAGATGAGAAAACTGCACAATGGGAAATTCAACAATATGCTAAATGTTTAAAAGAAATGATGTATGACATTTATCCCGAAACTGTTAAAATATGGAGTGAAGTATATTGGAAATAATTGAGTCAAAAAAAGAATTTGATTCCTTTTGGTCTAAATATAATAGCAGAAAGGCAGAACCTGTAATCTATTATGTATTTTCAGATATACATTTACACCCATCTCATAATAGGATATCTTTTTTATGTGTAAGAATAGATGATGATTATATATTACCGTTCAATCATAATGATGCTCTAAATTTACCTATTGAGAATTTAGGTCGGTTAGTAACAGAAAATAAAAAGTATGTGTGGAATAAAAAGAATCTTTTACATCAAATTGATTTTAAACATATGGTAGATATATCGACACTATTATATTTAGAAACTAATAAAGATTATAATGATATAGATGAAGCTGATAATTACATATCTTTTTGGGATTATAAATTCCCAAATCAAAAAAATCTTAATGATTATATCCCATTATTAAAGCATTATGAATATATTAAAAAACATATGGATGATAATATTTTCAATGATGAGTTTATAAATTCTAGATATGATTATATGACAAGAATATTATATACTATAGAAAAAAATGGAATGCTAAAAAACGATAAATTGGTTTATACACAGTATAATAATTTCACATCTACAGGTCGTCCATCTAATAGATTTGGTGGATTGAATTTTGCAGCATTAAATAAAACAGATGGTAGCAGAAAACCTTATATAAGTAGGTTTGGTAGTAAAGGTAAATTGGTAGAGTTTGATTATGATGCATATCATTTGAGATTGATTGCAGATGTTTTAAATTTTGAGTTACCAAAAACTTCAGTACATGAATATTTTGCAGAACTATATGGAATTACTTACGAAGAGGCTAAAGTATTAAGTTTTAAATATTTATATGGTGGAGTACCTTTTGATATTGGAAAAAATATAGAATTTTTTGGTGAAGTAAAAGGCTTTGTAAAAAAACTTTGGAAGTTATATCTAAAGGATAAATATATAGAATCTTATATTTATAGAAAGAAGATATATAGTAGTAATATGAGTGATATGAATAAAAATAAATTGTTTAATTACTTTATTCAAAATTTAGAAACAGAAAGAAACATGGAAGTATTAAATAATTTGTTACCAAAGATAAATAAATATAGGAGTAAGTTGATTTTATATTCATATGATAGTTTTTTGTTTGATTTTAATATAGAGGACGATTTAGAATGTTTGCAAACAATTAAATCTATATTAGAACATAATGGTAGATTTCCAGTTAAAGTACATTGGGGAGAAAATTATCACGAGATGGAAGATATAACGGAGAAATTTATAGTATGAGTTATTTTAAAAAAATTGTAACAAAATGGTCACAAAAGATTGGTAAGTTAGGTCCAAATTCTAAAAATAAGCATCATATTTTTCATTTAGAAAATATATTGTTAGATGAGGGGTGGACTTGGGATGCTATAAATGAATTTGTTTTATTGTTGGAAGCTAAACCATCTGGTTCTGAAATAGAGAAGAGAAAGAAAGATAAAATTAAATATCAGAAGAAAACTAAAGATGGCACTAAAGAAATAGAAATTCAGGCGGGATCAGCAGCAGATGACCCAGAACACGAAGCTCACGACCAAGCTCATCAATATGTATATGGAGAAAAACCAGAAGGTGAGGAAGGACCAACACAAAAAGATAAAGCTGGTGATGCACAAATGGCTGGAGATAGAAGTGCAAAACCTGGAGAAACTACAGATTCACCAAAACCAGAACCAAAACCCCAAGCTTCACAAATATATAAAGATATAAAACCTGGAGAACTAATGACAGGTGCGGATTCAGATATTAAACAGACTGGATTATTATATGGTTATAATGAAATAATAGATAAAAAGACAGGTAAAACTATATTCAAACCAGCACCTGGAAATGCTGGTTCTATGTTGAATGAAATAGTTTCTGGTGAGGTAGCACAAATTTTAGAACAAAATCCAGAGTTATCAGATAAAGAATTAATAGATTTATTACAGAAACAATTTGGTAAAACTACACTTTTTAAAGAAAATTCTAAAAAACCAAAGAAAACAGCGGGTGGGATATCTACCAAAGCAGTACCTGAAGGACAAAATAGAGAACTTTATAGTAAGTTAATGATATCTGTGGCATCAGGTAGAAGGAAATATAATAAATCTAATAGAGAAGCTAAACAGAATGGTTTTAAAAATCCAAAAATGGAAAATTATTATGGACATTCAGAATCTTTTGAGGCGATGGTTAATGATATAAAAGGTAAAAATGTTATAGGACCTGACGGTACTCCAATAGATTTTGATGAAGCTGAAAATCTTATTAGGACTGGTGGCGGTGGAGACAATCCGTCTGATACTGGAACTTTAACATTTGATTCAGATTCAGATAGAGTAATTATGACTTTCCATTCTGATAAAGATAGTACTGAAGCAATAATTGCACAATCTTCAGCTAAGGCTGAAGCTAATGCAAATCAAGATAATGTACAGAAATTAGTTGATAGTAAGTTATTGGAACCAGAACAAGCTGAAGCAATAATGGGTGAAAATCAGGAATATGTAGAACAACAAGCTGATATTGAGAAAGAATTAAAACAAGTTAGTGGTTCCCCAGCAAAATTTTTCCAAGATAACGTTACATTAGAAGATGCTTTGAAAAGTATACATAATGATACTAATCAAGATGGTAGTGCAGATACACAAAAAACGTCTACTAAATGGAATTCAACAGCAATTAAGGGAAAAAGTGGACCTAATGCAAATTTATTAAAATATTTAGATAATCAAGAAGACCCAAGTGATGAAGAATTGTTGGAAGCTTTTTTAGCATTCATGGCAGATGAAAATAAAAAGAAAGATCCAACTAATGACCAAATAACACTTATGGATAGATTGAATAGAAGGTGGGCTAATAAAGGTGCTCCAGATGTAGATCCAATGATTGAAGATATAAGAAATAGAACAATATCAAATGAAACTGATTATATAAAAAGACAGGATGCAATTAAAATAAATTATGGTGGTAAACAGATGGGGGTCGGAACATTTTTAGAAGGGAATACAATTTTTAAACAGTTTCATTTAGAGGCTATGAATCCAGAATCAGAAAAGGGAGTACATAAATACAAAGGTATGTTTGAAACAAATCATGGAGGTCTTTCTGTAGATGGAGAGGTGTTAAGAAAGTGTATTCCTGGAGTAAATAATAAAGAAGATTTTGTGACAAAGTTTGAGGTAGGAGAAGCTACAGAGCAAAAGGGAGTTAGAGGAAGTCAAAAGGGTAGGACTACTGGTAGTAAAAGAATTGTTTATGCTATAAATGAAAAGAATGAGAGAGTAGAAATTGGAGTTAAGGTAGCTAGAACTAAGTCAGGAAAACTTGGTAAGTTACAAACAGTTTATCAATGGTCTGATAAAATGAAAAAATGTTTTTCAAAAGACGGTAAGCGTAGTTAATTGATATGAAAACCCAACTACTTTGCACTTTTGCAAAAAAGAATAATTTAAATGAGATAATTGATATTATTATTAGTTGTAATAAAATTTTGTTTGATAAAATATATGTTTTTAATAATACACATGAGCCTACTAATTTGATTTGTACATATAATGTTGAGTTTGAAACAGATTTTATGGAAGGAATACCAAATACAATTTCACTACATAGAAAAAAACATACCAATACTTTATATACAATAAATGCATTAAATCAAATTATATTACAGTTAAATAATGGAGTACTTGATAAAAAATTCCCAATACCCTGGGATAATTATCGTAATTGTATTTTATTATATAATGATGATAAGTTGGTAGAGATAAAAACAAAAATTCATAAAGTAGTATTAGTTTCAGAGTGGGGAATGGGAGATTAGGTTAGATTTAAGTTATATGGAATACAGGTTTTATTATCCAGATTTTAGAATACATAAAGAACATACATTAAAATCCAAAGAATTAAATAAAATATTTGGACAACCTATTGCATTTTGGTATGGATCATCTCCGTATAAAAAGGCAAAGAAGATTCAAAAACGAATTAAAAGATTATTTGATAGAGCGGATCCGTATTTACCTTATATTGTTATATATTCTATACCAGATAGAGATTTAGGACATCATTCAAAAGGTGGAGAAATTAATCAAGTATCTTATATAGATTTTATAAAAGATGTAGTAAAGGGGATAGAAGATAAAGCTCCAATAGTAATATATGAACCAGATGCATTAGCACAGTCATTTGATATGAAATATGAAGAAAAACAGAAAAGAATTAGATTAATTAGAAAATCATTAAAACTTTTACAGAAAGGATGTAATGCTAAGATATATTTAGATGTTGGGCATCCATATTGGTTAAAAGTGAATGAAGTTATAAATATTTTGAGTAAATTTGATAAAGAATCTTATGAAGGGTTTGCTTTAAATACATCAAATTTTGTTTCTACGGAACAATGTATGAGTTATGGAGATGAAATATCTGATATAATTGGTAAGCATTATGTTATAGATACAGCTAGAAATGGATTTGGTTATACAGGTGATTGGTGTAATCCAAAAACAGCAGGGATTGGTCCTTTTCCAACTACTGAAACTAACAATGAATTGTGTGATGCATTTTTATGGATTAAACCTATAGGTGAATCGGATGGAAAAAGAAACGGTGGACCTAAAGCAGGTAGATTTTATTATGAGTATGCTCTGAAAGTTATAGAAAACTCAAAAAAAATTGGTAGTTTGTAAAACTACTCGATACTTATATGTGAATGGTTGTTAAGTTGATTAACCATTTACAATTAATAATTAATAATTAAAAATAAATAATGAATATAGGAGAATAGACAATGGATTTAGATCTAGTAAAAAGACGTTTGAATCAGTTACAAGCAACAAATCAAAGAACATCCGTTCTTTGGAAACCACAACCAGGAACACAAATTATAAGAATTGTACCTTATAAATTTAATAAGGACAATCCTTTTATAGAATTATTTTTCCATTATAATTTAGGTGGAAAATCTTATCTATCACCAATTTCTTTCGGTCGTCCAGACCCAATAGAAGAATTTGCTCAGAAGTTGAAAACTTCTGGTAATCGTGATGATTATAGATTAGGTAAGAAACTAGAAGCAAAAATGAGAACTTTTGCTCCAGTTGTAGTTCGTGGTGAGGAAAAAGAGGGAGTTAAATTTTGGGGATTTGGTAAAACAGTTTACCAGGAACTTCTTTCAGTAATTTCAGATCCAGATTATGGTGATATTACAGATCCATTAAATGGACGTGATGTTAATGTTGAATTTAAAACAGCAGAAGAAACAGGAGCTACTTTTCCATCTACTGCTATTAGAGTTAAGCCAGTAACGGCTCCAATTTCAGAGGATAAAAATATCCTAGAATTGGTATCAGATTCACAACGCGAACTCACAGAAATTTATCAGGAAAAGACTTATGATGAACTTACTGAGATTTTAAATGATTGGCTTGAAGGTAAGAGTGAAGAAACTGAGGACACTAAAAAAGGTGAATCAGTCACTTCAGATAAAGTTGCAGAAACTACAAAAACTGTAGAATCTGTTTCTTCTGCTTTTGATGAATTATTTAATCAAAAAGCTTAAAACGTAAGGATATTATATGTCTGTACGGGATGAGTTAGCTGATGTCCTTGCTGATACTTTAAATAAGAAGTTTAAGGACATGAAAGTAGCGTATTTTTTGGATGGTTCTGATAGTACGCCAACAGATATAGAGGATTTTGTATCTACAGGATCGACTATGTTGGATTTAGCAATATCAAATAAACCTAACGGTGGAATTGCAGTTGGTAGAATTACAGAACTTAATGGATTGGAATCAACTGGAAAATCTTTAGTTGGGGCTCATATTTTAGCTGAAACTCAGAAAAAAGGTGGTGTAGCAGTTTATATTGATACAGAAACATCAGTAAGTCATGATTTTTTAGAAGTTATTGGTGTAGATGTTTCAAAAATGTTATACTTACATCTTGAGACAGTTGAAGATATCTTTGAAGCGATTGAAGAAATCGTTTTACAAGTAAGAGGTTCAGATAAAGATAGATTGGTGACAATATTAGTAGATTCACTTGCAGCAGCAACTACCAAAGTTGAGTTAGACGCTGACTTTGATAAAGATGGTTGGGCTACTGCAAAAGCAATTATCGTTTCTAAAGCATTGAGAAAGATTACTCAAATGATTGGACGACAGAAAGTTGCTTTAGTATTTACAAATCAACTAAGACAAAAACTTGGTGTTATGTTTGGAGACCCTTGGACTACAAGTGGTGGAAAAGCATTACCATTTCATGCGTCAACTAGAATTAGATTGAAGAATAAAGGTCAAATAAAAGATTCTAAGAAGAATGTTATCGGGATGACGATTCTGGCGCAAGTTGTAAAGAATAGATTGGGACCTCCGCTAAGAAAAGCAGAGTTCCCTCTATATTTTGAGAGTGGTATTGATAATGAAGGTAGTTGGTTAACCATAATGAAAGAGTATGGTATAGCTAAAGTTGCTGGAGCTTGGTACTCCTTACCAATAATTGATTTGGAAACTGGTAAAGAATTAGAAGTAAAGAAATTTCAATCTAAAGATTTTGCTGATATGTTAAAAGATAAAGATCTAAAAGAATATCTCTATAAACTCATCTGTGATAAAGTTATCCTAAAGTATGATAAAAGTGCTTTAGGAATTGACGATGTAGAAATTACAGATGAGGCTGATAATGGATAAAAGATATGTCAGTATACTCGAAGAAATTAAGAAAAAAGGCGGCAGTTTAGATGGTGGTCACTTCAATGATAAGGTACTTATTGTAGATGGCCTGAATACCTTTATAAGAGTATTCAGCGTTATGCCAACTCTCAATGATGATGGAATTCACATTGGGGGAGTAGTTGGCTTTCTAAAAAGTATAGGTTATGCAATCCATCTTTTCAATCCCACTCGAGCTATCATAGTATTTGATGGTAAGGGTGGGAGCACCCGCCGCCGTAAGATATTCCCTGAATATAAGGCTGGTAGGAAACCAAAGAGTAGATTAGTGCGCGCATATGATTTTGCTAGTGAAGATGATGAGCGAAAGAATATGTTGAAACAATTACAATCTGTAATTGAGTATTTACAATTGTTACCAGTTACAATTCTAGCTATGGATAATATAGAAGCTGACGATGTTATAGCTCATTTATCTAAACAAATTTTTGATGAAAGCGAAGTGGTTATATCATCTACGGATAAAGATTTTCTTCAACTTATAAATCATAGAATCAAAGTATATAGTCCTACTAAAAAGAAAATATATGATAGGGATGCAATATATGAAGAATATGGAATTCCATCTAAAAACTTTTTAACTTACAGGATATTAGAAGGAGATAAATCTGATAATATTCCTGGAGTAAGAGGTGCTGGTCTTAAAAGTATTATAAAGAGATTTCCTAAAATTACAGATAGAGATGAACCATATTATACATTAGAAGAATGTATAAAAATATCAGACGAAAAGAAAGATGAATTAAAGTTATATGAAAGTGTAGATATTTGTAAAGAACAATTATTTCTTAATAGAAAATTAATGCAATTATTTAATGTAGATATATCACCTAGTAGTAAGATGAAAATTATGGATTTAGTTGAAAGTCCTATAACTGAATTAATAAAATTTAAGTTTGAAACTAAGTTTGTTCAAGATAAATTATTTACAGCATTGCCAAATTTACAGGGTTGGTTAAATCAGAATTTTACACAATTAAATAGATACGCGAGAATGAGTCATGGGAAGAAAGCGTAAATATTTTACAGAAAAACAGCAAAAGGAAGCTCAGCGAAAATGGCAAATGGAGCATTATGAGCGTAATAAGGATGCTTTACGTAAAGTTGCGCGCGATAGATATAGAAAGAAAAGACGAGAAGAAATAACGGAAGAACGTAGAAAGCAATTATATGGCGAGTAATGAATCTTATTCGGTCGAAGATGTTAAAACTTCTGAATTTGTCGCGATTGATCAGGTAACTGCTTTAGATATAGTATTTAATAATCATTATTCAAAAATTATGCCAAGATTAACTAAACATTTTCTTGGAAGTTTTATTAATAATAAATTAGTAGGGGTTATTACTCTTGGGTGGGGAGTTCAGCCACTCAATACTATTAAAAATTTATTCCCTTCTTTACAATCAAAAGATTATTTAGAGATAGGTAAAATGTGTATGTTAGATGAATTACCAAGAAATTCAGAATCTATAATTTTATCTAAAATGTTTAGGTGGGTTAAGGAAAATAGACCAGATATAAAATTAATTTATACTTGGGCGGATGGAATATTGGGAAAACCAGGATATGTTTATCAAGCAGCTAATTTTTTATATGGTGGGTTTATAACTACTGATTTATACTTATCTGAAACTGGTGAAAGAGTTCATCCAAGAACAGCACAAGCTTATTTGAAAGATAAGAAAGGTGTTAATATAGGTAGGAGACCTAATAAAGAGTTTTTAATTGATAACAAATGGAGTCATTATAGAGGTAGACAATTTAGATATGTTTACTTTTTGTGTAATAAGAGAGAAAAGAAAAGGTTATTGGCAGAAACTACTTTTGAGTGGGGCAGAAAATATCCTAAAGATAAAGAATTGGTTTGGAAGAAAAAAGATTTTACAGATGGGTCGTGGAGTTTTGTAGATAAGATAGAATGGGAAAGTACATCGCCACTTAAATATAATAAATCTGCTATAAAAAATAGTAGAGTAGTATCAACATATAATAAAGCTAAGGAGTTTTTTGATTTCGATGGAAAGTAAATTGATTAACGGAGATTGTTTAGAAGAATTAAAAGAATTGGATGATAATACCGTTGATTTAATATGTTCAGATCCACCTTATGGTTTATCTTTTATGGGTAAAAAATGGGATAGTTTTAATGAAGTGATTAGTTTTGAGGGCGAATCTCATGTATATGCTAAGAAAGGATTTAAAAGACTTCCAAGAAATAAACCTATTGCTATGGAAGAATTTTTTGTTCCAATATGGAAAGAATGTTTAAGGGTATTGAAGCCTGGTGGATTTGCTTTTATAATGGCTGCTCCAAAACAGGATGTATTACAGAAACAGATTGAAGCTATGGATGTGGCAGGGTTTAAAACTAATTTTACTTCAATTTATTGGGCATACGCAACAGGTTTCCCAAAGGCTATGAATGTTGGTAAGAAAACCGAGAAAGAAAATCTTGAAGGAAGTTATGCAGGATATCAACCAAAACCAGCAGTAGAAATAGTGATTGTTGGAATGAAACCATTAGAGAAGAAAGGTTATTTAGACCAAGCACTTGATAATCAAAAGGGTGTAACGTGGTTGGATGATGCAAGAATACCATTTGCAGGTATGAGTGATATTGAACAATATGAATTTGATAGAAAAGGTTTTACTGAAAGAAGTTCCATAGAAGAAGGTGAAGTGTATTCAGAAGCATATGATAATCCATCTCAAAAATGGGGATACAAGAAACCAATAAGTAAAGATTTGGAAAAATATAATAAGGATAATGTAGGTGCACAAAAAAACTTTGATACAGAACCTGAAGGATTGTCTAGAGGAAAACAACCAGCACGAAAATCTAAAAGTGATACCTACGAACGAGTTTCAGCATTTGGAGATTCAAACCAGTCAGAAACTAAAGATGGTAGAAATTTATGGGGAAAGAAAGCCACTAAAAAAGTTAAAATAACAAAACGACAACCACGCACAGATCACAATGTATTTAAACAGAGTGGATTTAAGAGTGAAGAAAATGATACAGCAGAGGCATCACCATTCGGTAGATTTGCCGCCAATCTATTAGTAAGTGATAATGTATTAGATACAGGTAAGAAAACCAAGTCAACGGGTGGTCGAGCATACCAAAATACAAATGATATGTATAGTGGTGGATGGGCATATGATGAAGAAGGCACGGGAGAGAATCCAGGTAAAGGTGATGAGGGAGATTTTAGTAGATATTATAGTTTAGATGAGTGGTGGAAACATAGAGTGAGTAGATTGCCAGAAGAAGTTAGAAATACATTTCCATTTTTGATTGTACCCAAGGCAAGTAAGTCTGAAAAGAATATGGGGTTGGAAAAT